GCCGAGGGGCATCGTGCGCTCCTTTTGGTTCCGCTCTCATAGTAACGGATTTTTCCGCAGGAACCAGAACGAGGCTTCCAAACCCAATAGTGCCGCCCAGCCCTTTCAAGCTCGCCAGACCGGGCGTCGAAGCCAGCTTGTGATGACCGTTCGAGAGCCCTTGGTTCGCCATCAGTAATTTCCGCTGTCAGGCTGCGAGAAGGTCGCGCTGACCGTGCCTGTGCCGCTGTTGAGCAGGACGCGGGCGAAGAGTGGAGGAAAGGCATAATTGCCTTGCAGCGATGTCGTCGCGCCGACCAGCGTGGCGTCGGGATGCGGAAGCCACGCCACGTTCGCCGGGAGGACCGGGTCAGTCGGGCTGTTGGGGTCGTCGAGGGTCTGCTGCACCGTGTAATTGACGGTGCCGTTGGCCGTCACCTGAAGGGCGACGCTCGCCGAATTCCAGTTGTCGAAGCGCACCCAGTTCGACGAAGTGATCGCCGGGCTGGCGTTGGTGCCGACCGTCAGGCCCGCCGCGCTCGCGGCTGAACTGGTGATCGAGGTGACCGTCTTGTAATTCTTGGTGGTGACGACCGTGCTGGCGCTGCCGCCGACAAGGCTCTCGCTCTGGGGCGCGCCCATGAAATCGGTGCCGGTGATCGTGAACGTGCTGGTCGAATTGTTGCCGGTGGAGGCGAAGGCGATCTGGCGGGCCTGATCGAGCACGGCGACGCCATTGACCACCTTGGAGCCTGTCAGAGGAACGACGCCAAGCGGCGGAGCCGTCGATAGGACGATGCCATTGGCGACGGCTGCGGCGAGCGGCGCGGCGGTGACGACAATCGGACGGCCCATGGCGTGCTCCCAAATAAGGTTCAGGGGCCACTTCGGCCCCTGTTTTCAGACCGGACTGCTTAGTCCATCGTGGTCTTTTGCAGCTTCCTGCCCGGCGCCGCAGTCCCGGCTCGCGCCGAGGTGAACGGGTTCGACTCGCATCCGCCGCCGCTGGCTCTCGCCGCCCGGCCGCCATGCTTGCGCGCTGTCGCGCCAACCGGGCCGCCGACCTGTTTCTTCTTGCCCTTCTTGGCGCTCGTGGCGTCGGCTTCGGCGTGGATCTCGTTCTCCTTCTCGGAGTGAGACATTTCCTTGTTTTTCATGTCTTTCTTCTCGACTTCGTCGCCCTTGGCAGGGCCGCCGAATTTGCGTGCAGTTGTTTTCATGTCAGGCGCCCCTTAGCTCGATGACGTGGTCTGGACATAGTGGACGGACACCAGCGCTGAACCAGCGGTGCCAGCGCCAACGGAAGTGACGCGGATATTGATCGGCCCAGTGACCGGCGCAGCCACGCCAAGCGCTGTGTATCCGCGCTGGGCGGCAATCTGCGCAGCGTTCTGAACCATCGCCGGGAACGGAGCCGCCGCTTTCAGGTCGGTGACGGTGGCATATTCCGAGCCGCCGACTGTCTTTCCAAGCAGCATCGTGGCGGAAGTGGCGTTGTTCCAAGCCGTGAACGTCGCAACTTCGAAGCCCATGATCACCGAGCCAGCGGGGATGTTGAGCACGTAGTCTTGGTTGCCGGGTCCGGGGTTCAGGATGATGATGTCCTGATAGGACTCGATGAAGCCTTGATTTGGACCGCCTGCCTGACCTTGGGAAAGGTCGCCCGTGATAACCGGCCCCGTGAAGTGTGTCGCACCCATGTGCTTTCTCCTGAGCCAGTATTACGAGGTCGGGAAATTGCCGTAAATAGATCTCCAGTTGTAATAACCGAAGCTATAACGCTCATATCCCTTGACCAGCAAGTTATCTGTAACAAAGTCGACTTGCATATCCGTCTCAAACTTGATGCGTTCCATGAAGGACAGGCCATCAATATTTGTGAGAAGGAACCAAGCGAACATCGAGGTCAAGAAATCATTGACCAAATAGCCTTCGGGGAGCCCTCCGGCCGTGGTCAAAATTGCGTTGACATCATTATCTGCTGTGCCGGGCCGAAGCTCCGTCTTGGTGAGGCGGATTGCGACCGGCTCCAACTGGGGCGGCACGATCAGCTTCTTGGCGCGCGCGAACACCTTCAATCCGGCCTGATCGCGGAAGTTGGTGCGGACGGCGATCATGCTGTTGAGCAATGTCGCCTCGTTGATATCGACCTGAACGGCAGGCATGTTGCCGACCGTGCTGCCGTCGATGGGGTGGGACGGGTCGCAGAGCGCCTTGCCGTCGCCGCCGATGTTGGCGTTGTAGGTCGTCGCCGTGTTCAGGATGTTGGCGCCGTAGATTTCCTTGGTCTGCTGGAAGGACTCGATCAGGCCGAGGTTCGACGGATGGAATTGGGTCTTGTAGAGGTTGTCGTCGATGGCCTTGCGGGTGATCGCATAGCCAAGGCCGATTTCGGTGTGCTCCTGATTGTAGACGTAGCGCTCGCCAGCGCCATTGTCGAAGGAGGTCTGGCCGCCCTCAGTCTTCAACTGGGCGAGGCCGAGGTAGCGCATCTCGGCCGTGCGCTCCAGCGCCAGCTTCGAATTGTGCTTGGTGAAGATCTTGTCGTATTGCGACGGGATCATCTCGTATTTGCCTTCAATCCCGCGCAGGCCGGGGAGGAGAAGGTCTTTGATGGCGGACAGATTGACGGCCATTTTGGTTCACTCCTGAAAAAGGTTCCTTTAGGCGCTTGCGCGCCCTTGGCCGTGATTACACGCCCGTGAAGTTTCTGCTCTGGACGGCGCTGAAGGCGACGGTGACCCAGTCGTAGGGCTGGCCGTTCGCCAGCGTCCCCGGCGCGCTGGGCGGGAAATTAACGACGCCAGTGACGCGGAATTGCATATTGGCGACATTGCCGTTGGCGATGACCAGATAAGCTCCAGACAGGCCGTTGGCCGCGTTGCCGGTGCCGATGTTGAAGCCGTAGGTGGCGTTGATGTCGGCAAGGGTCGCGCCGGTCGAATCGGTCTGGACGATGAACTGGGCGTTGGGGTCGTTGACGACATAGGCTTCGATGGAGCCCGCGACCGGGTCGCCGCCGCCGGGATAGTAGTTCGACCAGACGGTGCGTTTCTGCGAGGTGGAAAGGTATTTGCAGCCCTGAAAGATGCCGCTGACCAGATTGGTGGTGAGGTTGGGCGTCGCGCCGGAGGTGATCGCCTGAGCGACCGAGCCATCGGCCAACGGCGTGACAGGGTCGCCGTAATAGATCGCGCCTGCGCCAGCCGTGATGAAGGCGGTGATTTGCTCGTAGGTCGGGGCGGAGCCAAGACCGGCGGACTGACGGAATCCGAATGGAGCATTAATGTTCGCCATGATGCGAACTCCTTTGCAGGAGGCCCATCATCGCGCGCCGGGGCGATTCAGAAACCGGGGGAATTTATCCGCCTCCGCCGGGGAGGCTCTGGCCGGATAATAGTCTCGTTTTTGCGAAAGTAAACAGGGGCCAGTCAGACCCCTGATAACAGTGGGAAGATATTTCCCACTTACTCCGGAATAGGCATCGCTTCGAAGCTCTTCCTGAGTTTTGTCAGCGGCTCATCCTTGTTCGACCGCTCGAACTGACCGGCCGGAGCGGCGGAAAGCTGCTCCTCCTTGTTGCGCACCTGAAGTTTGGCGCGGCGCGCCTCGATGGCGCGGGCCTCGTCGATAAGCTCCTGCGGGCGCTCCATCAGGATCATGCCCTTGCGGGTCACGTAAACGTCCTTGGAGCCGCGCGGCATCAGTTCCGGGTGTCTGGAGGCCGGAACCGGCTCCCAGCCCTTGCGGGCCAGCGCCACGGCATATGCGGGCTCCTCCTTGCCCATGACGAACTGGGTCTTCCATTCGTAGCCCCAGCCCTCCGGAATGACGGCGGGATCGATGAAGAATTCGTCGATGCCCTCGTCCATCGATGTGATGTGCTCGCGCACCTGTTTGGCGCGGGTCTTGGCTCTCTCGACCGAAGATGACTTGGCCTCGCGCATCGGCGGACGCGGCGCGGCGCTGTCTCGCGCTTCGATTTCCTCGAGATTCCTGTCGGTGTAGTTCTGCAAGGGCTCCTCTTCCGGGTCCGGCTTGGAGAAGATGCTCTGATGCGGTCTTTTCATGCTGGTCAATGCAGCCTCCCCTCTTTCTTGAGCGCCTGCTTGTTGCGGGCATATTCCTCGTAGGTCTGGCCGGAATTTTCAGCGATTTCGCGCTCTTCCGGCGACAGTTGGGCCGTGCGCCCGTTGCCGGAGGTGCGGCCGACAGGCGCGGCGGGAGGCGGAGCGCGCCGGGCGGCCTGAGCGGTCGGATCTTCATATTCCTCGTCGTCTTGGACCGGCGCTTTGTGCTTTTTGAACAGCAAGCCCTCGACGGTGCGGAAATATTCGTCGGAATCCAGTTCGATGTCGTCGGCGACCGCGATATTGTGCGCCGCGACCATCTTCTGGAACAGTTTTTGGTCGGTGACGCACTCCGGATGCCGCCGAATCCACGAGGCAGCGCGCGGCGTCAGTTGCGCGGCGAAAGATTCGACCGGATCGGACTGAATCATGCGAGGCGGAGCCGGTTTCGGCTGCTGCTTCATCGATTCGAGGCCGTTTTCCAGTTGAAGCAGCCGCGCGGCGTTGTTCGAGATCTCGATTTGGATCTCGGCCTGCGCATCGGTGTCGTCGGCGGCGATGGCGGCCTTGAAAGCCTCCTTCAGATTGCCCTGCATCTCCTTGACGCGCTCTAGGGCGCCGATGACGACGTTCATCTGGCTGTCGCCAGCCTCGCTTCGCGCCTGATAGGCCTGCTGGGAGGCTTCATTGGCGCGCTGTTCAGCCGAAACGCGCGCGGCGCGCTCTTGATCGAGTTGCGCGCGCAATTCGGCGAGCGGATCTGGCTCGTCGTGCGGCGGTTCCTCGACCTTCGGCGGGTTTTTGATGGCCGAGTCGTCAATCTCAAGCTCTTCTTCGGGGTTTTTGGGCGCTTCGCCCTTCGGTTTTGTCATCACCACACCTGATCGGGGGAGAAAATGCGGCCTCTAACCGACGTGTCGGACAAGACGCGGCACAGGACGCCGTTGACAGTGATCGCCCAACCATCGGTCGGGCGCATGATGATCCAGTCGCCGACGCCAATGTTCGATGCGAAGGTCCAGTTTGCGTCATTGACGAAGGCCTGCGGGCCTTGCTTGACGATCAGGCCGACCTTGCCCTGATATCTGTCTTCGTCGAGGGTCTGGCCGGGCAAGTAGATGCCGGATTTAGTCTTATCCGGCCGGAGATAGATCGCCGCCAGCACCTGATTGGCGAAAATCTCGACGCCGTCGATGTCTCCGAGGGCTTTTGCGATCTGTTCGCGGGGTTCTACGTCAAACGCCATTTCGGCAAACGCCATATCGCTCTCCTGTCAAGAGCGAAATAACTTCTCACTAATTGATTTTTATAGCAAGCGGCCTGTCAGAGCCCTTACACGCCGCGCTCGCGCTCGCTGGCCTTTGTCTCGGCGTCGTCGAGCATGTCTATCGCCTCATGCAGGCCTCTGATCATGCCGACCATTTCGCGATAGGCCTCGAAACTCTTGATCGACGCGCCATAGGCGAGGTTGTTTTTCTCAACCTCAATGCGCTCGATCAGCTG